AAGCAAGACTCTGGTAGTATCTCATTTACAGATACAGCAGAAAATGCACTTAGGTTTAATCCAAATATAACCATCAACATAACATCTGCTGGAATTGGAACTCAGCATAAAATTACTTCAACAAATAAAGATGCTAAGGGAGTATTTACTATTGACAATATGATGCAGTCTCCTATTCAGAGATCTGATATTATTACTACTTTGGTTGAAGATATTTCTTTAGAACAAACTTTAATCAATACTGCGGGTATTACATCAATCTTTAGTGGAGATATCCTTAAGATTAATGATGAGTTTATGTTGGCAGAAACTGTTGGTGTTGGAACTCAAGAGAAACTGCGAGTAAGAAGACCTTGGCTAGGATCTGTATTGGGTGTTCATACTACTGGTGATACTATTATTAAGATGTATGGTGATTATACTATTTCAGGGTCTACAATTAACTTCACATCACCACCATTCGGAAAAGTACCAATTACAGTTGATGTAAACCAATTCGGTATTCCTTTTGTAGATCCAAACGATAGAGACTTTACTGGAATTACTACAAATTCATCTTTCCAGGGAAGAACCTTCATGAGGTCTGGTAGTATAGACACCAATGCAGAAACTTACAGCAGAAATTACATCTTTGATGATATTTCTACGAGATTTACTGGTATTAGATCAGAGTTCCCATTAACTGTTGATGGTGCTAATATAACAGGAATATCTACAGATAATGCAATAATATTGGTAAATGACATTTTCCAACAATCATCAAGATCTGGTATCAAACCAGTAGTTGGAAACTATACTCTTGCTGAAAACAGTGGTGAAACTACTATTACATTTAATCCACAAACACTGGAACCAGGAGAAGACATAAACACAACTGATCTACCTATAGGTGGTGTAATCGTATCAGTCGGATCAACAAATGGTCTTGGATATCAACCATGTGTCCCTGCAGGAGGAACTGCAAATGTCTCTGGATTGGGTACTATCTCCTCTGTAAGTATCGGGAACAGTGGTTCTGGATATAGACCAGGAATTCAAACACATATCGGTGTAAAGGCAGTTACTTCATCCTCAGTGGATATAATTGGTTCTGCAACTGCATTGAATGGGCACATTACTGAAGTTTCAATATCTAATGATAAAGTCTTCTATGCTCCAAGAGATATATCAGATGTAATCTACAGCAATACAACTGGACTTACTACAGTTACAACTTCAACAGCACATGAATTGCTCATTGGACAAGAAGTTCTTCTTTCTGGTATTGCAATGACTTGTGATTACTCTGGTGCTGGTCCGGTCAATATCACTAATGTCATTTATGATAATATTAGTGGTATCATGACTGTTACAACTTCAGGAGCACATAACTTACAGACCACTGGTCAAAGAAGTGATGTTATTTTCACTGGTATTGCAATGACTTGTGATTTGGATGGTGGAGCATCAACTCACATCTATCCAAGAACAACAGATCCATTCTATTGTGGATCTAGAGTAACTGCTGTCAATAGTTCAACAGAGTTTGAAACTAATGTCGGTGTTTCCACCGTACCTACTTTCTATCAGTCTGGTGGTGTTGTACAACCTGTTATTATTGCTCCAAGAGTAAGTAATAATTCTGCAAGCAGAATTGATCCTGCTGCAGATGGAACTCGTATTACAAGAATTATAAACAGTACTTCTTTTGAAGTTAATACAGGAATTTCTACAAGAGAACATTTCTATGCAAGATGCGGTGAAGTTAACACACCAATTGAAATTGTAATTGATGGTCCGATAGGATACACAAATATTCCGTTAATTTATTCTGATAGTTCTGTTCAAGGAATAGGAACAAAAGCATCTATTGACATGTTTGTTAGTAGAGATACTTCTATTGCAGAATTTGATTTTAATAATGATGGTTTTGCATATGGTCAGGGTGAAAAGTTAACTATTGCAATAGGTGGAACTACTGGAATTCCTACTACAGGTTCTTCCTTTAAAGAGTTTGCTATTGATATTGAAAGAACTCACTCCGATGAGTTCTCTGCTTGGAGTGTGGGTCAATTCCAACAACTTGATCCATTTGATAGTAAATTTAATGGAAAGAGAACTGTATTCCCAATTTCATTTAATGGTGATAGGATATCAATTAGAGCAGGTGCAGGAAGTAACATTGATGTATCATCCACTATATTCATCTTTATTAATGATATTCTCCAGGTTCCTGGACAATCATATCAATTTAGAGGTGGTGGACTGGTAGTCTTTGATGAACCAATTCCAAAAGATTATACATCTAGAATCCTCTTCTACAAAGGAACAAAAGATATTGATGTTGTTGAGGTTGATATTGATGAACCAGTAGAACCTGGTGATACATTAACAATCAATTCCGAAAATATCTCTCTGAAGGAAGATACTAGAACCGTTGAGGAAATATTAGCATCTGATATCGTCCTAACAAATCCATATCGTGGACGAGGAAGAACTAACGATGAAAGTTTAGAAAGACCAGTGATGCTTTGTAAGCAAACTGAAGATACTTTCATCTATGGATTTGAAGAAACTAAAGATAGAGAATCACTAGAACCAAATATTACTCCCAAAACAAACATAATTCAAAGTGTTGGAATTGGAACAACAACAAACTTTGCTTGGGTTGAAAGTGTCAAGACTTTCTTTGACAATTCTCTAGAAAATCAAACTACACAAAGACTTGGTGTAATTGAAATAATCTCTCAAGAGGTTACTGAACCTGGTTTTGCTTCTGCTAGAGTTTCTTCTGCTGGTATCATTACCGAATTTAGTATTACAAATCCTGGAGCAGGTTATACATCAGATCCACAAATTTCTATTGGTTCTCCAGGAACTGGAAATACCACAGCTATTGCATCATGCTCAGTCACTAGTGGTATTATTACAAGTATAACCGTAACAAATTCAGGAACTGGTTACACAAATACAAACCCACCACAAGTTCTTATTGAACCACCAGTCGTAGAAAAAGAGTTGATTGAAAAAGTTACATACGAAGGTGACTTTGGATCAATAGTTTCTATATCCAATACTTCAGTTGGAGTTGGAACAACAGCACTTCTACTATCGTTGTATATTCCCTTTGATTCTTTCCTAAGAAATCCAGTTGTAAATAGTGGTTTTGCAACAGGTGGATGGAGTGGAATTCAAACTGGACATTACTTTACTTGCAGTAATTCAAATACTGTTGGAACCTATGTTACAGCACTCAACCATTATGGAGAAACTTTAAGTATATCCACTTCAAGAATGAATGTCATTTTCCAGGCAGCAGATATTGAAAGAAAATATCAAGATATTGTTGGTATTGGATCAACTCAGGTTCTTGAGGTAACAGTTTATGTAGAAGATGAAATAGACTTGGGTGATGCTTTAGCATCTTTCGATAGTTCTTCACTTACTTTTGATGATGTACGCACCAATAGTTTTGATCAAACAATATTTGATAAGACTAATTATTACGGTGATTTCTCTTGGGGCAAGGTAACTTGGGATCCTTTAAGAAGTAGAAGAAATGCAACTCCTTTCACTGCTTACCATTTGTCAGGATACGCTGGAATATCTACATCACCTGTTGTTAAGAGAGTTCATCCTTTAAGAACTAAACTATATACAAAGTATCAAGATTGATTTTTATTATTATCTTATGAAATTCAAATTTCCAGTTATTGTAATTCATAATTTTATGAATTTTGATGAAGAAGATCGTTTACTTATGCAAGCAGATGCGCTTCATGCTAGAAGTGAAGGACTTAAAGAAGCAGAAGATGCATTTACAAGTAATAATGTAGTTCCTCGTGATTTGTCTGGCGGTTATTCTGAATTATATTCTAGATTTTTAGAAAAATCTGAAGAAATTTTTGGAGAATTAGATTTAGCTACAGAAAATTCAACATATTGTCATGCTTTATGCCAAAATTGTGAATTTTGGGACTTTAATCCACATATTCATGACAATTGTGATATAAATTCGGTATATTATTTAAAAATGCCGAGAGAATATGGGTCAATAATGGTTACTGATGACATCCAGAGTGGAATATGGGAAGAAATTAGACCGGTACAAGATGATTTAATTATATTTCCTGGAGATTTATGGCATGATCCATTATTTACATCTACTGTTGATTGGAGAATTTCTGTAAATATGGAGATTTTATGTCACAATGTACCTACATGGGAAGAGTATCATGAATATGCCGAAAATGAGCGCATAATCTCACATAAATAAGTCACAAACTATCTTATTATAATGTCATTTCAAGGAATATCTACTGGAACATCCATTAATGATGGAACTGGAGACAGTCTTTCAGCAGGTGCAACAAAAGTAAATGCTAATTTTCAAGAAATTTATGATGCTCTTGGAAATGGTACAGATTTATTAACAGGTAATCCAAATATTACTGTAGGATTTGTAACATCTACAGGAGCATCTTTTAGTGGTGATGTATCAATTGGGGGAACATTAACATATGAAGATGTAAATAATGTAGATTCTGTTGGTGTAGTTACTGCTAGAAACGGAATCGTAATTTCTGCTGGTGGAATTGATGTAACTGGAAATTCATCTTACAGTGATTATCTCAATGTCAACTCTGGATTGCAAATTACTGGTGTTACTACAACAACATCAGGAATCAGTACTGGAATTGGTACGCACAGAGTTAACTTGAATGTTGTCAATTCTACAGTTGTCATTGAAGTTCCTGGTGTAGGAATAACTACACTCACATTAACCTAATAAATAACTAGAAAATAAACGATCATGTCTGCAATTGTAACAGATCAACTACGGATTATAAATGCCAGAAAATTTATAGAAGAAGTTACTTTTAGTAGCAATGCTTATTATAGTTTTGTAGCTTTAACAAATCCGGAAGATTATCAATCTGATTGGGATGAAAATCCACCAGCACCCAAAGATTGTTTAAATGAAGAATATCACAATTGGGACACTGTTATTGGTCTCAAAAGGATTCTCGGTAGTGACATTAGATTTGCCGTTAAGAAGGTAAATTGGGCTTCCGGTATTACATACGACATGTATCGTCATGATATCAATAGAAATAATTTATCACAACCTTCAGAAGCAACTAATTTATATTCTGCAAATTATTTTGTCGTAAACTCAGATTTTAAAGTCTATGTTTGTTTAAATAATGGAACTAGTCCAGAAAATCCAAATGGAAGACCATCTTTGGATGAACCTAAATTTGTTGATCTAGAACCAAGGGTTGCTGGAGCTAGTAATGATGGATATGTTTGGAAATACTTATTTACCATAAATCCCAATGAAATTGTAAAATTTGATACATTAAAATATTTTACTATTCCTACTGATTGGGAAACTGCTGATGAATATGCCTCTGTTAGATTGAATTCTGTTAGTAGTGGTCAATTAAAAGTAGTTCTTATAGAAAATAGAGGTGTTGATGTTGGACCAGCAAATCAAATATACACTTGCGATATTATTGGAGACGGTCAAGATGCAACTGCTACGATTGTTGTAGATAATCAATCAAAAGTTGAATCAATTACTATTTCTGATGGTGGAACTGGATATACCTACGGACGAGTTGATTTAACTAGTGGAGGATTCCCAACATCATCCACTACAGAACCAGAATTTAAAATTATTATTCCACCGAAGGGAGGACATGGAAGCAATATTTACAAGGAACTTGGGTGTACTAGAG